TCTGGGGACGTATGGGCATTTAAACACTACGCTGGAAGTACTTTAATTTCAGAGCCTTCTTACGTTGTTACCTTAAACAAGGTTCAAACTGCTACTATTTCTGACGCATCAACTTGCATCTAATGAATATTTTTGACCTAATCAATTTCATTCGTAACGAGCGAAACAAGTCAAAAAGACCTGTTTTTCAGTTATTTGATGGATTAGAGTTAAAAGTTTTCTTAACTTGGGCTGATACATTTAAATATCTTTTTGTAAATTTTAACGACAAAAAGCAAGTTGATGGCGTATTAATTACTTATCCTATTAATGAAGAATACAAAGGCGATGCAGATATGTTTTTCAAGTACTCAAAAATCGTGCCATTTAATGAAGAATTTAAACACGAATATTTTGTGGCTGAGATTCTTGCAACGAATCACCAAGCCAGAGTAGGCTTAATTAAGTCTGCTTTAATAAGATTTCCAGAATTAAAGACCAACAATGTGTGGTCCACTCAATACGGCAGAGTGAAAAAAGTGCCTAACAAACTAATTACAAATTTAACAAAATAATACTATGGGCGGAAAATCTGTTCAAACACCTACACCTAGAGACTATCTTGGAGAAATGCAAGGTGCATTAAATGCACAAGCAGGAATTCAAAATCAATTACTTGGCTTACAAGGTCAATATATGCCTCAATACCAGCAACTCATGCAGACTGGTATGCAAGGTCAATTAGGGGTTACTAACAATTTATTTGGTACTGCTATTGGTCAATCTGCTGGATTGCAACAACAGCAATACAATGCCAACGCTGGTTTATATAATCAGATTGGTGCTGGCTCGGCTAATGCTTATAATAGTATGCTTGGTGCTGGTGGTGCTAATTTAATGGCATCCCAAACTGGTGCGGCTAATCAAGCATTGGCTCAAGGGTCTAATCTTAGTCCACAAGGAATTCAAGCGGCTCAACAATCGGCTAGAGCGGCTATGGCTGGGAGGGGGCTTGATTACAGCAATAATCAAGGTATTGCTCAAGAAGTATTTAATAACTATGCTTTAGGTCAGCAACAACTTGCTAGTAATCGTGCTTATGCTGGTCAAGTTGCTGGTCAAAACCTTCAACAAGCCAATTCTGCTTATAGTTCATTCGGTCAGCCTCAAATTGCATCCATGCAAGGTCTTAATGCAAGCAATTTACTAGGTCAATCATACAGTATGTATCAGAATCCTACGGCTGGTATGCTCTTTAATCCTGAATCGCAATATAACTCTCAACTTATTTCTGCTAACCAACAAAATGCAATGCAAGCACAAATTGCAAATGCACAATCAAGTGCTGGTTTAACAAGTGGATTGCTTGGAATGACTGGACAACTTGGTGGTGCTATTGGAAGTTACATGGGAAGCAGTTCTATTGCTGATGCACTTATGTTTGCAGCATAATAAAATTTATGTCTTTATTTCAACAATACACAAATGGTGTTCAACCTGTAACTGGAGTTTCAGAAGCAGGTGCTAACATTGGTAAGATGTACCAACAAGGTCTTACAAACTTTGGACTAGGCATTGCAGGTGGCGTTAAAGATTATAGCAATGACATGGTGGAAGCCACAAAAGAATACGTTAAAAACAAACGTATGTCTGATTCTGCTGATGCTGAAAATCAAGGATTATTAACAACTGCTCAATCTTATGCTAATTTAGCAAAAAATAATCCAGATTTAGCACCTTGGGCAGATTCTTTACAGCAACATATGTTAAACCATCAAGATTTTAACAAAAAAGGTCTTGGTGCAAAACTTACATCTAATGCTGAATTGAAAGATTTTTTAGGTCGTTTTGATGATTTTAATAAACAACAACAAGTTGTTAATGCTGATAGAAATTTTTCTCAATCAGCACCATTAATGGCTCAGTCTGTAAAATCTCAACTTAATGCTAATTTAAATTCACTTCAAGGAATTCAAGGTACTGAACAGCAACAAGACGTTATTAAAAAGCATCTTGGAATGTTAGATGGAATTGAAAATCTTCCAACTTCTCAACAAAGAATAATTCTTGGTCTTACATCTAATGTAGCAAATAATTTTAATGCAAATCTTACAACAAGCCAAGCAACAAATGGTTTATTGCAAAATCAACAAAATACAGACGAATTATTATCTCAACATAAGAAAAATTTACAACAAATTCAAGATAGTAATCCTAAAAACGAATCATGGAAATACATTAATGATGCGGCTAGCGATTTAATCAATAAAATTGACAAAGCAAAAACACCATCCGAAAAAACTTCGGTTTTGCAAGGCGTTGGTGCTTTTATGACTACTTATCCAGCGTTAAATCAATTGGCTGGTCAAACTGAACAAAGAAGAACTTATAGCGATATTATTTCTGGGTTAAATGACAAGAATTTAACATCAACTATTTCTCAAAAACCTGCAATGACGGAATTTAATTCATTTAATTCTAGTCAAACTCCACAAGAGTATTTTAATGCAACTGAAAAACAAGCAGAATCTATTTCTAATTTATTGCAAAAATCACATGGACAACCTGTAAATAAAGATGAATTAGTTAGAAACATTATTAATTCTAATATTAATTCTTTGGAAAAAAGCGGGATGCCAGCAGAACAAGTAAGTAGATTTATTAGTGCTGCAAATGCTTATGACAGAACTAAACAACATTATGCAAATGGAGAAGAACAAGACCCAACAGATGAGTCTATTTTAAATAATCCATTAAATGAAAAACTTGCTGAATATGGTGGAAAATTACCTGCTGGAACTACAAATCAGCCATTAAGCAATATAATGCTTCCTCCTCATAAATATAATGTTGGAACAATGGAAGGTCGTGCTAATTTAGATGAAAATGAGATTAAAAACAATGTAATTAACGCAATTAAAGCCAAAAATAATGGCGAATTACCACCTTCTTTTGCGTCTAATTGGGCGGCTTTATTCCCAGAATCTCAATTCCATACTGTTACTGCTCCAAATGGTGCTACGTTGGTATATGAACCAAAAGACCAATCTTGGAAAGAAATTAATCCTCCTAATGCTGAAATTCAAAATAAAATCAAAAATTCTCAGTTTTATGAAAAAGATGACCAAGGAAATGTACAAAGAGACAAAAATGGAAATGCTATTGGAGAACGCCTTGGAGGTCAAAATAGTCCTTATGTTGCTTATGGAACTTATACAGGAAAAGATAGTGAAAAAACTAGGGCTGATTTAAATGGTATGGCTGATGCTATTAAAACCATTAATAGATTGAAAGAGATTACTAATATGCAAGGAAAGTCCTTATCTCCAGAAATTAGAGCAGAAGCACAAAATTTAGCCGTTCATTTACAATCTGTTGCAAGAAATGCATATTTTCCATCTGGACGTGTTGCTGAATGGGAACAATCTAGAATTGAACAAGTAGCCAGAAATCCTGCTGTTATTTTCTCGTTAGATTCAGCATCTAAAAAATCTTTAGATACATTAAAAGATGACTTAGAAAGTCGTCTAATGAATTATAATAAAGGAAATGGAATTAGGATTGAAAAACAAGAAATTCCCAAAAATAATCCAGAGTCATCTATTTCTGAATTAAGAAAACAAAATAGATTAAATCAACAACAATTTAACAATCACCTTCTAAAAGGATATACAAGCCAACCTTTAACTCAATAAAAAATGGGAGAAATCTTTGAATCTAATTCTGGTGCATTTCATAATGACCCAGAAACAGGCAATAAAATTCCAGTTATTACTGGCAATCAAGATGTTGATGCTAAGTTAAATGGAATGACAAATGATGAAAGAGATGAATATTTCAAACAATTAAACGCTCCACTAAAAGGAGAAGAAATTGCTGATTTATTACAAAATGCTGGTCAAAATGGATATAAGCCAACCAAGGAAGAATTTCAAACGTTTAAAGCATACAGAGATACGATTGCTACTGATTATTTAAAAAATATCAATGATGCGGCTACTTATATGTATGGTGAAGGTCTTTATGGTTTAAAACATATTGCGACAGCAGGAGCTGGAAACCCCGAAGCCTTATTAATGGGTGGAATTAGTCCTTATGAACTTGCTGAATCATTTGCACGTGGAACAAGAAATTTAGGCGGTATGCTTCTTGAATCAGAGGACCCTAATAGTATCTTTTTTAAATCATCTAAAATGTGGAGAAGCATGAATGAAAGTGCTTACCCTTGGATGCAACAATCAAATAATCCAGATGATTTAGAGTATAACACTTTTTTAGATGCTCTTAATTTTAGACTTGAAACCGAAAAACTAGCAAATGGAGACGAGACATTATTAGTTGGAAAAAATCATATTGACAATAGGTTTGTAGAAGCGGCTTCTACCATTACAGACCCATCATGGTTTGTAAATGCTGAAGAACTTACAATACCATTAAAATTATTAACTAAAAGTGTTGTTGGTGTTGAAAATTTACAAAGATTCAACAATGTAGTTGGAAAAGCAGGTGCTATTACAAACAAAATTAAAAATGGTGTTTTAGGTGGTGCTTTAAAATTTGGAGGTATGCCAATTGAATTCATTGGTAATGCCGTAAGGGGAAGTATTGATACAGCAACAGAACTTGGAGGAAAAGCATTTAATGGATTAACTGGAGTGCCTATTAATGATTTTAAGGCTACTGCTAAACTTGGAACTATTGGTGCAGGAGTTTCTGGTATTGATGTTCCCTTAGTAGCAGGTGCTGGAAAAACATATTTAGGTGCTTCTTTGGCTATTGGTGTAGGAGAAGCAATGCAAGCAATAGGAACTCAAATCATGAAAGGTGAACGTGGTTTTATGAGTTATGCAGAAATGGCTTTAAAAGAATCTGTGGAAAATGGAGTTAAATTAACTGAACCAGCAAAAAATATTCTTAAATTAATTCAAAGTGCTGACCCTTTATTTTCTTATGCTTCAAACTTTGGAAAAGGTGCTTTACATGGTGCTATTGTTGGTGGTGCTTTGGGATATTTAAGTGATGAAGAAGAAGGTTTATCTAAAGGTATTGGTGCTGGTTTAGCAATGGGAAGTATGGGTGCTTTAGTAAGTTCAACCGCTGGAAGTATTTCTGATGCTTCTGTAAATGCAAGAGCCGCTACGCAAGCAAAACTTGTAATGGAGAGTCTTAAAGAACATAATCCAGACAGGTATAATTTTTTTAAGGCTTATTATGATTACATTGAAACAAAGCGTAATAATGACCCAAGATTAAGAGCATTAGCAGATAAGATGGTGTCTGGATTAGACCAAATTGCACCAGATGTTGCATTGCATTTATTAGACCCAAAAGGTTATCTTGAAGTTGCAAATAGACTTGGATTAGATGAAAATGCACGAGTTCGTGATGCCACTATCGGAAGCCTATCAAATGCTAATCCAAATGAACGTGCCATTATTTTAAGTTTATTAAGAGATTATTCTGGAAGATATGCTGGCAGACCAGAAGATTTTCAAAGAGAAGCAGAATCTGACGTAAGAGAACTTAGTCCTAAACAACAAGAATTGCTTAAAACTAAGGTTGAGCCTAGACCACAAGAACCTGCTCAACTGCACACAGATTTACCCTATGGCAGTCAAGAACGTATTGATTCTTACAATCAGAGTAGGGCTGTAAAAGAATGGGATGCTAAATATGATGAAACCCATTTTAGAAATGGTCATGCAAAACCAGCATGGATGCTTAAAGATGTTGAGGCTAGACCTACTCAATATCAAATGCCTTACGACCAATGGAAGCGTTTAAACCCAGAGGAACAGCAAAAAGTAAGCAAGAAACAGCAAGATTCTAAGTGGGATGTTTCGGAGTGGGATAGAAAATATGCTGATACGCATGATTATACAGGTAAGCCATTAAAAGGTGAATCTTTGTACTTCCCAGATACCCCAGATAGATTAGCAAATGTAAAAAGCCTTGAACAAGATGCTGTCAATAAGCATGAATCCCAATTAAGAGAACCACAAGGTCCAATTAAATTACAGGCTATTAAGCAAAAATGGGGTAGTCTTTCTGAAACAGGAAAAAGAACTTTTTTAGATATCCTTAAACAACATAGCGAATTATTTAAAGAAAAAACAAACAAAGAAGCATCGGCTTATTATGGTGATTTATTAGCCGCTGAAAACGCAAGAAAAGCCGTCCTTAAGGCTCATAATGGGAATATAGATACAAACCAAGTTCCTGATACATTAAAGGCTCAAAAACTTGCTAAGGACTTTTTAGACGCTGAACGTAATCCTGATGGCAGTTTAACGCAACGTGGCAAAATGATTAAGACTAAGTTGCAACATGAAGGATTTGTTGATGAAAACGGAAACATAATGCAACGCCGTGAGGCTCAAAGATTACCAATCACTCTTGCTGATTTGAAATCTGCAAAAGGAATAACTCCTGAAAGAGATGCAAATGGTAGAGTTCATATTTATCTTAACTCTGATAATATGACTAGGGATACTTTCCCTCATGAATTATTTCACGCTATTATGCGAGAAACTGCTATGCGTGATATGTTTATTAAACCACTTGTTGATAAATTGTTAGGTACTTGGAAAGATGGAAAACAAGTTTCAAAACCAGTAGTAAATCTTAATGAAGTTTATCAATTTTTAGACAATTATTACAAGAGACTTAATAAAGCAATATATTCAAATAGCAATAAAATTTATACTCCAGAGGCACATCAAGCGTTCATGGAAAACATTAAAAACGCTATTGATGAATACAAAAACTGGGATAATTCAAAAACCATTTCTAATAAAACTTTAGCATTATTACACAATGCCGTTGAAGAATTCGGTGCTAATTACTTTAGCCATTGGCTAGTTGATACACCACCAGATTATTTATTTAGAGGCGGTGATTTAACAGGATTAAGAGGTATTGTTGATGATGTTAAATATGCTTGGGCTGATTATTGGGAATCTAAAATGAAATACGAAAATCCACAATTTGATTTTAGTGGAAACTTGGAACGTGGTTTTTTTGATAAAGCAGGAAATCGCATTAAAAATGCTTCTTTAGATTACATGATGCGTGATATTCTTAGGGCTAAAGCAAATATGAATAAAGGTGTTTGGAGTCCATTAAGAATGTCTCCAGATGCTGTTAAGGCATACGTTCGTGGCAATGGTATGGCTAATGTCATTAAAACTGATGTTGCTGGCAGACCTAAATTATTAAAGGAATCAGAAGCAGAAAAACTCAATAGAGCCGCTGGTATTGCTATCAACAAGATTATTGAAGGGTTACCCCCAGAAGATAGAGTTGGTCTTAAAAAAGATGCTGATGGTAATTGGACTGGCAGATTAAACTCTAAAATCCTTGACATGATTGTTCAGTCTGGCTGGAGAGACAGAGCATGGGCTGACAAGATTGAACACGCTTATCGCATCATTGATGGCAATGCTGAGAACGTTGTAGAAGCAGGTTATCTTGGTGCTACGGCACAAATTACTGATGCTTCATGGCCTCGCCTAACAGGAAAAGATGTTCCGTTCAAGAACAGAAAATTCTTATTGTACGATGCAACAACAAAAATTGGACCTGATGGCACTTTCCATGTCTTGCTTCATTCGCTTGATATGCACGTCATTGAGAACAGAGCCAATGCTTTGTGGTCTAATCAAGAGTACAGAGATTTATGGTATGGCAACAGAGGTGCTATGGAAGCGGACTTCTTTAAGTACGTTCAAAACGCTTCTAAGCCTAGTTCTGAAAGATTGCAGTCTGCTAACTTGTTAAACAATGGTGACGGCAAAGGTGCTGAACGCCGTAATGTGCTTCACCAGATGCTTGGCATGGCTAAGACGGATGATAATCCATACTTTAACAAACCTATTGCCGAAATTCCACAGGGTTGGAGACAGTCTATCACTACATTTAATATTGATAGAATGACGCAAATGCGTACCAGAGCAGGAGAACGCTTTGATTATAACCCAGAGAACGCTCATATTGCGTTATCGCATAACTGGAGTCCTGCTGATATGGAGTACGAAAACACCAGTAATGGTCAAATTCTTAAACACGATTCTGAGTTTAAGTTTATTAGAGTAGGCAATTCTACCCAAGCATTTGATAATTTAGGCAGAAATTTAGGGTCTTTCCGTACGGCTGAAGAAGCCGCTAAAGCATCTAAAAAACTATTTGATACTAGAGTTAATAATCAAGAACAAGGTGGTCAAAAACTATTAGAACAAAACTACGAAAGAATCGTTAAATTTTCACCTGCTTTATCTGATGAAGGAAAAGATGAGGCTTTTAAAAAAGGTGATGTTTATGATACTGATGAAATGAAGGCTTTTGTTAAAGGCAGACCACTTGTTGCTGGAGGATTAACTAGACAAGAATTAATTAAGAATTATTGGCATAATTTAATAGATTCAGATGGAAGTAAAATTAAAACCTTTATTACACAACGTTATAAAGAAATTAAAGTTCAAATTAATAACAACAATAAACAAATTTCTGTTTTAAGGAAAAAAATAAATAATTTAGATTTTGGTTTTAGAAGCAGTGATGATGCTCAAAGAATTCTTCAAAATAAAGAATATATTTCTGCTGATGATTATCCATCTGAACTTAAATCTCAAATTAAAAATTTAACTGAACAATTAAAACTTTTAGATTCAAAGAATGATTTGTTTAGTGAGTTTATCAATACTTTTGAATCATATACTAATAAAAATGATAATTATAATGGAGGATTTATATATGATAAATCTTTTATTGTTAATATGTTAGAGGAAAGTAATCAAAGTATTTTATTTGGACACCTTTACGATGACCAAATTCAAACAGGAAAACCATTTGTTACTACTGCAACGCATGGTACTTCTTCTATTAAATTATTAACAAATAAAATTTTTTCAGAGGAAAGTTTAGGAAACAATACGCTTTGTTTATCTGCCGAAATGGGAACATTTTTTGCTGGTTCTCAAGAAACTAGCACAGCATATGCTGATAAAGTAAAACATCAATTAAGGGCGGCTATTGCAATGGACAATCCTCTTGTAGTTTCATTTCCTAGAGCATATGATGAAAGTTTTTTATCTCAACATATTCAAAGAGCCATTAATGGTGGATATGATGGAGTTGTATTTAAACAATTAGCCGACCCTGCTTATCCTGATACGATTTTTTGCGTATTAAAAGGAAAAACAAACGACAATATTAAAGTAATTGAAAGTTCCATTGATAAAATAAACAGAGTTCCAAGAGGTAAAATGCCAGATGGCTCAAAGCCAATTAGCATATATCAAATGAACAATGGAAATACATCTCATTATCATGAATTCCTTGCATTTAGTCCTAATGAAGAAGAACCTTCTCAAGAAGTAAAACAAAGAGCAAAAGAAGCAGGATATAGACCTACTGTTTATTATCATGGCACTAATAGGGATTTCAATGTATTTGATGCTAATGCAGAAAGACAATACGGTGAAAAAAGAAATGCAGGTATGTTTTTCTTTACTCCAAGATTAGATGAAGCAACTAATATTCATAATGACACAAGTAAAGTAATGCCTGTTTTTCTAAAAGCAGACAATCCATTTAATACAGATTTAGGAAAATCTCCAAATTTTAACGTTTCTGATACTAAAAAAATTAAAGATTATTTTTACAAAAATGCCAATTATAGTGGCGATAGAAATTATTTAATGGATGTGCTTGATGGTTATTTAGAAAGAAATGAATTTGGAACAGCAATTCAAAAATATCTTTCAAGACCACAAAGAATTGAACTTCTTGAAAGTTTAGGATACGATTCGTTACTTGATAAAGGAGAACATATTGTTGTTTTCCATCCAGAACAAATTAAATCTGCAAAGAGTTTTACTTATGATGACAAAGGAAATGAAATTCCACTAAGTCAGCGTTTTGATAAAAATAATCCAGACATTAGATATAGTCCTGCTAATAATAATTATCGTGGCGGGGATGATTATTGGAAACCTAGAAACCCATTTGAGGATAAAGATGAACAAGGTTTTAGAATCAGAAATGTTCTTGTAGATAATAGTGTATTAAAAAATGACCCAGAAGCACGAGGTGGAGAATTTCATCCAGAATATGTAGATTGGGAAGATATTGGTCATTATCCACAAACAAGAGCAACACGTGAAGAGAATTCACATGAATGGAAAAATTCTGGATTATGGGTTGATGACAAAGAAAAAGGTATTCTTACAAAAAACCCAGCAAGTGAAAGTGATGATGTTGGATATACCCATGCGGAATGGTTTGATTCACCAAGATATAGACATGACGAATATCCAACACCAGATTCTTATGGTAGATATGAAAAACCAAGATATGATAAAAATGGAAAATTAATTGACAGAGGACGCATCAGTATTGCTCACAGAGGTTATGAACATTTTGAAGGAGCGGCTCAATTACATGATATTAAAAAACGTGTTGCTGATAAACTTGGTGTACCTGTTAATCATATTGACGCTTATGCTTTTGGTTTTGGTAAATGGAAAAACGACTTTGGCATTAGCAATGAAGATAAATTGCCAGTCAAGTTTAGTCCTGCTGATGAATCTTCTGCTAGACAGCCAATTAAGATTAAATCTGAACTAGAAGATTTAGTTAAAGATGTATTTGGTAAATATAAGCATCTAAATGCTAATGGATTTGCTAATAAACTTCAACAAATGGGCGGTGAACGTGGCTATAAAGGGTTTAAAGAAGCACAAGCCATTGGACTCATTGACCATATTTCCAGAAAAAAACCTAATGAAAATTTAGACCCTCAAGAAATTCTTCAATTTATTAAAGATAATGGTATTGATTTAAATGTAGAAAGACATGCAAAAAGTGTTGATATTCCAGACACTTCTAAATATGTTTCTGCTGGAACTAGAAGTAATTATGAAGATATTGCTACAAGAATTAATGAACAACATGCTCATGGAATTGAAGGTCACTTTGGTGGAGGCGATGTAGTTGTTCATACAAGATTAGATGACCGTATTAATTCTGATACAGGCGAAAAACATACTTTAGTGCATGAAGTTCAAGCAAATAATGTAGATAAAAGTAACAAAATTGCAACTCCAGAAGAAATTGAAAAAGTAAGAAAAAAACTTGCAGAACATGAAGCACTTAAATCTCATTTTATTAAATTAGGAATTTTTAATGAAAAAAATGGTCATTTAAGAAATGATATATTTAATTATTTACACGACAATGATGCTTCAAAAATTATACGGCAAAGATTTGATTGGTCAAATCCCGAAGGAGAACATGAATTAGATTGGAAAGAACATGAAATTATTTTAAAAGATAAAATTATTGGAAAGTATTATAAACTTCTTTTATCTCAACGTTTTCCAAAAGAACTTGCTGCTGAATTTGCTTTTAAAATTGCGTGGATTCAAAATAGAGAAATTAAAAGATTTTTAAAAAATAGTTATGAATCACAATCGCAGATTAATAAAACACAATATAATAATGATACATTTTCAAAAGATGAAGTTTTAAAAACTGCTATTAAAGAATATTCAAAAATCAAAAGACCATCTAAGGAATTGTTTGAAACTCATTTTAGTCCTTATGTAACTAATTGGTTTGAAAATAACAAAATAGGAGATGAAATTTCTTCAGAAGTTAAAAAAAGAATTATTGATGAATTAAATTCAAAAGAAATTAAACCTCATCTTCAATTTGATGATGAAGTAATTGATAAACTTGCTGACATTTATAAATTATTAGCAGACAATCCTTTAAGTAGTTCTATATATAAAAAAGAAGATTGGAAAAATGGAAAAGCACAAAATAAAAATGGGGCACAAAGTTTCAATCAAACATTATATGATGATTTAAAAAATAAAAAATTAGAATTTAAAAAATTACATCCAGAATTAGATTTTAATTATAATAATAGAAACGGTTGGGATGGGTTTGATGATTGGTGGAATTCAGCAATTACTAATTCAGCAGATTTTTCTGATAATATTACTAATTTAAAAACAACCTTAAAACAATTAGAAAATTCTTTAAACCCAAAAAAACTCCCTTTATCTGATGTTAAAGAATGGTCTATTATTTCATTAAAAAACACTATTGAAAGAGCGATTGAAAGTGGAAGTCAAAATGTAACTTTAACACATCCGTTTGATTCACCTCCGCACTCATTCATGAAACCAAATGCGGCTCAAAGACTTTACGGAGAAATTATTCCTAGTGCATGGAAGGAATGGCTTAAAAAATACAACATAGAAGTAAAACAATTAAATCCTGATGCCAAAATTGATATTCCTTGGGATACAAAAAATAAAAATACATTAATTAATTTAAAAAATGAATATTCAGACCTTGCAAAAGATACAGAAATAAAAAGAAGAAAATTAAAAGGAACTTTTGAAACTGTTGTTGATAATGAAGAATTAAAATCAAAAGAACATCCAGATATTATTCATGCTATTGAATCTTGGATGAATGTTGGATGGGAACATTTTGAAAATATAAATGTATATAGAGATAGAATTATAGATTCAATTCAAACTCCAGAATTAAGAAAAACAATAGAAGCATTTTTTAAATCTGTTGAAAAAGAATACGAATTTATTTTGGGAAATTGCGATGAGGATAAATTAAAGCAAATTATGACTGATACGGCTCTTAATCGTGGCATGACGTTTAAGATTAATGACAAACTTAGAAATGATTTTGCTAACAATAATATTAGTATTTATCGTTCTCCAGCAGATGAAACGCCTAGAAACATTACTTGGCAGTCTGAAAACACATCAGCAGGTAGCATCATAAAAAATACTGCTGGTTATGTAATTATGAAATCAATGAGTAAATATAGGGTTTATAATCCATACAAAGCATTAGTAGGCGTTTACGATGATGAAAAGACGGCTATGGGTAAGATTAACAAACTAAGCCGTACACCAAATGAACTCAGATGATAAAACCCTACTTGCTATTGTTGATGAGTTTAAGCGTGGAGGATGGGTTATGGGAGTCCTTGGTGCTTTGGGAATGTTGGCTAGGCTTATTCTTACGAACGAGAAGTTTATTTTATTCATCTGGATTCGTAAAGGCATTGCAGGTGGCATTGTGGGTGTTCTAATGTACCTATCCCTTTATGGTCTAGATATGTCCCCTATGTATAAAAGCGTTTTATGTTCCATGTCTGGTAGTTTTGCTCCAGAAATCTTTGAATCCATTAGATTACAAATTATCAAAAAACTTAAACTATGAAATACCTATTTTTACTGCTAACTTCTGGTCTTGTCGGGTGTTTAAGCACACAAGAACCTATTAAGCCAATTATTATTGATAACCCTGAAAAAGACGTTTACATCAATAAACTTGAATCAGAAATTAAAGAAGCAGGTGCTGTATTAACCATTATCAATGAATCCCAAGAAATCACAAACCCTGCCGTCAAAGAACTTACCAAAGCAGAAATCCAGCGTCTTATGGCGTATTGTAAACCAGATTCACAAAGGGTTGATGTACTGCGTAAGACTGTTGCTCAAAACGACATTCAAACCATTAAAGCGGAAGAAACAAAAACTGCCCAATTGGTCAAGGATGTTGAAACGACAAGAGCGTTACTTAGTGAAAAGGAAAAGCAGATTGCCATAGCCAAGGCTGATGCTGATATTCAGAAGGCTAATGCTTTGGAGGCTGATGCTAAGGCTTCAAGAGCATTTAAAGACAAGGTACTGTGGATGCTATCCTGCGTAGGTGCTGGTTTAGCCGTTACTGGGCTAGCCGTAGCCGTCTTTACGCCATTTAAGACTAAGGGACTATACCTGTGTGCTGGTGGTGCAGTCTTTACTGCCTCAGCGTGGATTCTAGACTCTAAATGGATGGAGTACGCTATTGCGGCTACTATTATTGTATCCTGCTTAGACCTGCTTTATATCCTAGTTGAAAAGACTATTGTATATCTTCAATCGAAAAGCCGTTCCAAAACTCTTTAGGAATGTAGTTAAGGAATAAAGGGGTACGTGGACCAACGTACGCAGAACTAATATTAAAATCAATGTATTCTTCTGCTTCTTCAATGGTCATCCCCTTATCCTCCATTAGTTCTACTGCCACCAAGTCAATTTGGTAAACGGCAACGATACCATCCTTGGTGTTGGCTAGACCTACAAAGGCATTGTCAAATCCATCAGCGACTACAATATTTTCATCAATATCAGACAGGAATTGTTTAAGTTTAGTTTTCATTTGAAAAAATAGTGGTTTACAGGATAACGGCGGTTACGTGCTGTTTGAATATAAAACGTTTTAATTTTAATCAAGTGCGGAGTTTCTTCTAATGCTGTACGCATAAGGCGTTCAGTTTTACTACGACCCCAACCGCATTGTTTAGCAATTTTGTCAATCGTAAGCCAACCTTTAGGAACTTCATCTGGTTTTCCTTTAAGAATGGATTCAATGTTGAGCAATTTTTTATTCGTCATAAGAGTAAATAAATTTGCTACCTACTTTATGTGCTTGCCAAACTTTCCAGTTATTACCTTCAACGTAGCCATAAAGCCAACCAGTACCCCATGTGCTGGTGTTAAGACGATTTTTGGAATAGCCCATAATGTCTTTCATGCAAAGGCAACCGCCACAAAAACCAACAGTACCCTTATAACGGCGAGCATTTACCTGCATGATTAAATGAAGGTGTCCAATAAGGACAGCACCGCCTTCTAATCCATAATGTATAGCGTGTTCTTGAACTGCACGTGTTCCGCAGGTATAGCCATGACAGGTACGAACAGGACCAATAGAATAAACCCCTTTTTCTGCGTGATATGGTAAAATCTTTTTGCAACCATATTTACGCAAGTAACGGTTAATGTCATCCATTAAGTCTTGGCAAGCATCTCGCTCAAGAGCATTAGTTGTAGTTGAAATAATTTGTTCTAACCTATCTTCGTGATTTCCATTTAGGAAAACGTCTGGCTGATAATTCCTAATAAACCATTTACCAGCATCTACATCTTCTTTTAGAGATTCATTTCGCTCATTACTATTAGCGTTTTTGCGAATACTGCGAAGGTCAAAACAATCGCCTCCATGAATCTTTATGTCTGGTTTAAACCATTTACAGAATTTAAATAACTCTTTAGCCGCTTCTACATCAACCATGTCTCCGTGGTTGTCAGATGCAAACACGAAATAAATACGTTTTTTATTCTTACGCTTTTTTAATTTTTTCACGGCGTTGTCGTGGGTTGGATGGGAATTTCATAAGCATAGCAGATGCTCGTTGGTATAAATAACTTTTGGAAACCCCTAAGCACCTACTTAACTTCTGACAAGTTATACCATTGTCAATAGCAAAGATAACCATCTCTTTGACATATCCACTACTGTATGCTTTTGTTTTGTGAATCAGCATATCAATTTTGTGTACAATGGTTCTGCTTGTCCTGTCATAAGATAATTATTTTTGTTTGCAAAAGTGCAAGAAGATTTCCTGCAATCACAAGTAGAAAAAGAGTAAGGAATTGAAGTATCATCATTTCCAATGTAAATGATTTCAAAACAATTCATACAACGCCAAGCAACAATTTCGTACTTAATCTTTGGACGTGTATTGTGCTTACGTTTCTTTACAGAATTTTTGTTTTTACCCATTCTCGGATAAGAGGATGACCTTCTGGAAGATGAGAACAAATCTTATCTCCAATTTCCTCTAATGCTTTTAACTTGGTTTTAATTTCAGCAATATCTGACAATGATTGATTAGGGTGTTTTCCGTTTAAGCGGTCACACATTTCCTTTGGGGAAACTCCAATTAGCAAAGCGGCTGCTTTTACTGAATTAGATTTGACATTAAACGGACGAACTTCCGTGAATCCTTGAGATTGTTCCATGATTTTTCGTGCTACTGAGATTGGTATGCAAACGTATTTATTTTTAGGACCAAGTCTTGCAACTGAGTACCTTAAATACGTAATGCCATCAGTTTTGACTTCCTTCATTTAATTTATTGTACAATTCAACAATGTCTTTAACATTAACACGCTTCATTTTCTTATTCAGAATTAGATTAATGTATGTTTGATTGTGAATTTTAGTAGGCTTTAGGATTCGTGCTACGTTACCATCTTGTAAGATGATATACTGAGAATCTGGATAGTTGATGTAGGATTTAGACATGGTAGTTAGGATTAAAAGGGATTAGATTCGGTTTGTTCAGATTTTTCAGACAGATTCCAAAGACGTACGGCTTCGGCTTTGATAGCCAAATCCTTGTCGCTAGGTACTGTGTTTTCACCAAAAGGCTTTGGAGTCCAGCGATTAGCAAAGTAGTTTAAATCACCAAACTTTACTTCACGATTGGTTTCAATCTTGGGAAGGCTAGCCAATGGCTGACCCTTTCTGTCACCAAATGGAACTAGAATAGGTTTGCCAGATGGAGAATTGCTAATGAAAGGCATAACTTCTTTAACAAATGTTTGAGCAACAGCAGGTGCTGGAGCAGAAGGCTTAGGCTTGTTAAAGTTGCTAGGCTTCTTTTTCATAGACTGTGCTAAGGCATCATCATCTTCCGTAGCCACACCAGCGACAGAAGCCAAAGCATAACGACGAAGGTAGGTAATTAAAGCACCAGCATCTTGTCCTGTGGTGTCATCACCGCAAGGAATAAGAATGTCACCCGATACTTCATCACCTTGGTCATTAAAGATAATAGTGCGGACACCAACAGCGTGTTCAGTACCAATAGGGAATTGCAAGATGGACAAACCATGTTTAGCAAAGATTGGTTTCAAAACTTCTAGGTGCTGTCCTAGGCTTGCGTATGTACTTTCATGATACGGATTAACAGAATCCGCTTTAATGTCCTTGGTTTCAGCAAGAACTTTGATTAACGATTGAGCGATGTTTTTATTCATGGGAATTATTTTGTGTGAACGTTGATAATAAATTTAATGTACGCTGAACGACTAAGTCCAGCAAATTTTGCGTTTTTATTTAATGTTTTAAGCATTTCTTTAGTAATTCGCAAAGTTAGCATTACTTCGTTTTTAGATTGATTCATTTGTTAAAATAGAAATCTGCACGATTAAAAATGTGGCGTATTGATGATTTTAAAAACTTATGATTAGGATTAAATTCAAACGCTTTACCACCACGAAATCCCATATTGTAAGCCATGTAAAGACTTAATTTGGTAACATCATATCCTTTATTGTGCATTTGTAATTCTAAGTACTTTAAATACCAAGTGCAAATTAACTTTGAGAAATCATAATCATCTTTTAAAAGATAATAACCTTTGTGAGAAACATGACACCAATTTTTGTAATCATTTAATTGACCATATTCCATTGCATCTTCAAACGCGGCTCCGCTGATTTGAAATCCGCTGATGCTTTTTCCGTTATCACCAACAGCATGAGGGTTTCCGCTAGACTCAATTAAAAACACCCGATTGACGTAATCATCCGTAACAATCGAGCCACAGAGTTTAATGCAAAGAAGTCCTAATGCGTATAACTTTTTGTTCATTTCAGTAAGTGTTTACTATGTATTACTTAATGTCAAGAGGTAAAAGAAAAAGGGAGAGAGTTTTTTTAGGACTCCCTCCCCCAACCAATTACCAATGCTCAACCATGAGAGAGTGTTCCTATTTTTTTAAGTTTGTCAAGTGATTCCTACAATGTGGTAGTAGTCCTTTAAACGGCGAATCATTGCAACACCTGTCTCCTTATCCTTTGCGTCAAACCTGTCAATCAAAGTAGAGCCTGTAAAGTTAGTTGAAATTATGGTTGGACGGCGAGCAATACTACGCTCATCAATAATTGCAAACAAGTCCGTAGCCATGCGAGAGGTTAGGCGTTCCTTGCCTAAGTCATCCAGCACTAATAACTCTACATTAATCAATCCATCAATTTCCTTTTCATGTGTTTGGTTAGCAAACGAACTAGAAATCTTAGCCTCTAATTTACGCATGGTTAGGAAGTTGTACTGAAGGATTTTATCCTTCTGGATTTCTGCTAACCACATCTTACGCACTATCTCCCAAATACCCCTAGTCTTTCCTAGTCCTGTCGTTCCGTGAAAAATCAATCCACTTTTGTCACCATCTGGTTTCCAATTTAAAGCACTTTGTACTTTAGGGTGGAGCAACTCAATCTTAGTGTCGTGAAAGACTTGAGGCATGGCAGTAGGGAATGTAGGCTCAGACATACCCTGTGACTTGGCGTAATTCCAATCTACGCACTTACGGCACTTGTTCCAGCGATATAACTTAAAATCGCTTCCAGAAACTAGAATAGGTTTTGAACCGCAATCGCAATAAATGTCGCTCATTGTATGTCCTTTCCGTCCTTCGCGGCTTGCCATCCCTTAAGCGTCATTGCATCTACTTGACCGAATTGGTCAAACGATTCATAGATTGCATCCCCTGCCTTGGTCAGCCTTTTAATCTGTGCTTGCAGTTCCTTATTCGGGATGATGGTGCAAGTAGCAAATGCCCTCAGCCGCTTGACCTCTGCCTCTGCCTCGTTTCGTTCTAAAATCGTCTCGACTTGAAGATGAATCAGAAACTCAACCTGTGTTTTAAGTTTAGTGTAATCATTAAAACTAATAAATCCATCGCCTTTAATCTCCGTCATTGTCGGATGCTGAAATCCATCTTCGTAGGTCTTAATCGAAGGAATCCAAAACTTAATGTCGCTCATGGTATTAGAATTGGCTATGGTCTTTGTTTGTCAATGTCTTTGATTGCATTACTACAACACTTTTCTGTGGAGGGAATAAACCCTGCCAACCATTTTTGATTGATTGGTGGATTGACGCAATAGCATTGTCCTCCCCAAGTTTGGATAGGTCATCTAGTTGCATAGTAATCGTAGATGGTTTTAATGGACGCTTGATTTCCTTTCGGTAAGCAATCCATTGCTCCCAAGCCTTACTAAACGCATCTCCCATGTATGGCAATAGCGTCAAAATAGGCTCTTTTTTCTTTGGTGCTAATGTATCTTTATCTTCTATATTATCTTCTATATTATATGGAGGAAGTTTTTTTCCTCCCCCTGCGGAAGTTTTCTTCCTCCCCCTAGGCAATTTATTTCCTCCCCCCATGATTGCTTCATTTAGGGCGATATGGGATACAGTACGCAACACACGACCATTGTTCTGACCCTCCAGCCGTTCCACCAAGCCTAGTTTCTCAAGTTGTGAGACTAGTAACCGCACTTGACGCTCAGAAAGTCCTAGATTGGACGCTAGGAAGCCATTTGAGGCATAGCAACCCTCCTCGTTATCTAACGCATCAATGATTCCGTAAAGGAACTTTGCATTAGGGGACAAATCCTTATGAGTGAATACCTCCCTAGGTATCCATACTCCTACAAAGTTTGGAGACATTAGATTGAGATTACTTGTTTTTCAGAACTGTATCCACGCCAATTACCTTCTGCCTGACATTTGGTGAACTCAACAATAGCATTGTGCCATAAATCAAATGGAGTATTTTGTTTATACTTCATTCTTTTGTTAATGTCAAAAGAGTAAGAACCAAATCCATGCGGTGCATCACCTTCAATCGGAATATAAACAAAATCTTTAATGTCCAATTTGCAAGCAGACGCTAATGTTTGGTACATGGCATTTTGTAACCAATAACTACGCTCACGCACCATTTTTTCAAACTCATCAGCAGAAGCGTCTTGGCACTTTTTGAAATCCCAGATAGTTCCAGACTGTTCATGGAATCCATCTAACCGTCCTTTTAGATGAACTTCTCCGTATGGCGTAGTAGCAAGGCAGAACAAACTTAACTCACGAAGATTTTGACTAGTTTCGTTATAAAGTTTAGTTGCAAAAGAATCTGATTCTAAAAACGATTTCCGCATACCCCAGATTTTAAACTCTTGTTCCTCATTAATAATAATTTTACCTTGGTTCTCAATTTCAAATTCAGCATTGTACTTCTTTCCTTCCGTGGTTCGACCATCTACCTTTTTCTTAACTACATAACTTGGTTCTTTCTCCAGCATCAGGCTATGGAAAGCCAAGCCTAGAAGCATATCTGGTGTTGGTTCGATTGGATTCTCGCAAGCATGAAGGTAATGCTTTGGAGATTGAATGAAATGTGAAAGCATTGATTGTGAAAGACCCTTTGCTTGACGATACTCAGCGTCTGGCAGGTTTTTTACTACAATGCAGTTCGTTAGTTTTATTAGGTTGGATGTTAGCATGGCAAGTACTATACTGCCTAATGTATTACTCTACGCAAGCCTAATTTTTCTTTTTTTTCGTGCCTTCGCATTTCGTGCCAAACGCTTCTCATCTTTTGTCTTGTGCTTTGGATGAATCAATTTGTTTGGTTCTGAATTGTGAACAACCCAATAGCGTAAAATCGTGTTTAGGTAATCAAATGGAGTACGCTCTCGCTTACCTCTACGGCAAAGGTTGTAAATCTTGCCTTCAATACCATTGCAGTTCTGGCATAGGACTGAACGAATAGCACCTGTTTGATGGTTGTGGTCTAAGCAAGCCTTTTGTTCGCCACCTAGTTGAATTGAACAAATAGCACACTTTCCTTCTTGTTTGGTTAGGATTTCATCCCTAACCTTTTGTATATCCTTGACTTTTAACCGCATATAGTTTCTATACAAGATATGGAATACAAGTCAAGCGAAGAAAGATTACCTGTAAATGTTAATCAAAAAAGCAATGGAAATGGAATTGACCCATTGGTTCGGAACAAAATTATTGATATGCTCAAACAGGGTGCTGGGATTACTCATATTCAAAGGCAAACAGGAGTCAATAAGCATACTATCATAGCAATTAGAAATGCAGCACAAGATGCTGGTATGTTTCCGCATGGTAGTTGGAAAAAGCATACAGCAGAAACCTTTAGCGAAATCGTTAGTCGTGGTGCTGATAGGCTTTTGAATGAGATTGATGACCTACCTGTTGGACAGTTACCTGTTGCTCTAGCCATTATGACGGACAAGGTATTGACCTTACAGGACGCTCCGACAGTCGTAGTTGAGCATAGGCTTAGGGTATCGCATGATGATATAAACGCTATGCTGAAGGGTGAAATCATTGATGTAAATCCTAAACAAGAAAGACACTTGACAGATGGTGATACAACTGTATGACAAAAGATGTTATGCAAATCTATCGGTTTAAAAACCTAGATATAAAGCACGAAGGAAAAGATTACCTAGTGAATGGGTTGGCTTCCTATTCAATCGAGGACTACGAAGAGGACGGCAAACAGGCTTGCTTTGAATCAGCAGAGGCTTTTGACGCACTTGGTTACTCTGGGTTAATCATAGATAAAGAAAAACTAAAAACCTTTACCGATTCTATCCTGTTTGTTTTAAACAGAGACAGTCACCTGTGTAGGGTATTAGGTTCTAAATCTATTTTCTAACTTGCTTTAGTTTCTCGGTAAACACCATTAGTATCTTCTACATACAAGGTAGGTTGTCCTACCTTTGCATTAGTGTTTTCACACCAATCAGTCCTTGCTAGCATATCATTAAACGCTTGTTCAGATTCAGCGATAGCGTCAGCAGGACTAGTGGCTAGTGTTTCATATTCTAGGCGTACTAACCTAGAAATCTTGTATTGTTTATTACTCATGTTTATCTTTGGTTGCGAATTTAATGAGTTGTTTTAACGAAGTTTCAATAATTAAATTGGTTACTTCATCACGACCATTTAAGTTAATAAGGTAATGTAATCGGAAGCATGAAAAATTACTTTTATGCGTGGTGTAGAATTCCTCTAAGAAGTTTAGAGCGTCAATAGGCGAACGGAAATCAAGCAGGTGAATTCCACCTTTATTGATTACATCATAGTGCATTGCAATAGTGACAATAAACTTAGATGCGTACTCGTTTATGCTGTTTCCTTCTTTTACTCCAATGTGATTTAAAGATTGCTGAACAGCATCTAAATCTTCTAGACGCTTTTTATCTAGCAATAGGTTTTGTAAGTTAGGAATGTTTAGCATTTTTGGTTTGGTTTGTTTGGTTGGTTTGGTTGATTTACTCATTTTGGTTGGTTTAGTTTGGTTGGTTTGGTTACTCATGGTTGGAAACAATGGTTGGTAAGAATTCGCATAAGTCATATTCAGCATTTAATCGGTCTTGTAAATAACTTTCTACGAATTTTTTGTCTTGTTCAGTTAATTGATGTTCAAAAGCAGAACTTGGTTGTTCCCAATTGGTTACTTTTACAGATACGAATTGAGCAAAGTTGCCGTCTGGTGTTTGGTTTAATTTCCATTTAGCATAACCAGACACCAATAATGGTGCTGGTGATGTAATGAAGTTATTAAAAAATGGCATTGTGAAAATCTCTAGTGGTTCCATTTGGTTGGTTAGTTATTTTGGTTGGTTTGGTTGGTT